GTCACCACAGACCATGAAGCAAGAAACGCGATCGCGCTACGCCGCGCCGCCGCCCGACCCCCACGCCAGCCGCCGCCGTCCCCGCCACGATGCTCCTTCGCTGCGATTACACGCGCGGTGCGCGGGGTGCAGGTGGGCGGTGCCACCCCCCCGTAGGTGGTCGAGATCCCACGGGGCGCCGCTCGTGATCGTCCCGCCGCAGAGGTGACAGACGACGGAGCCGCCGGCCACCCGCCCCGCCCATGCCCCCCGGGTCCGGCGGTAGGCGGGGTCCCTATACCTGGCCTTGGCCTGCACCCGAACCATGGGGGTATGTGCCACGGATAGGGGGTGGGTCTGAATCCTGGCCATGGCGGTGGGCCCGGTAGCCCCGCTGGTAGGCGGTGTTGGCGCTCGTGCATTCCATACAGCGGCACCGTGACACATACGCCGCCCTGGTGCCATGCTCACCCCGGCGGCGGGCGTCCATCAGCGCCGGACCAGGAGGAACGTCACCAGCGTCACGAGGGCGATCACCCCAACCTCAGCGATGATCCACCACGCCTGCGCCTCGGTCATGCCGGCGCCGATGCTAGGCGGCCTGGTCCTCGGCCTCGGTGATTACCGGCCCGCTTGCGGGCCACCGCCTCGGCCAGCTCCAGCCGGCAGAGGGCGAGCCAAATCCTGACGTAATCCTGCTTCGCCACCGGCTCGGTGTCGGTCATCGCATATCGGCCCAGGTGCTGAACAGTTCCGTTATCACGTCATGATGCTCGCGGCATAACCAGTACCGGGGCAGGAACTCAGGTGAGCGAAGTTGTCGCCCGGGTCGGTCGGTGGCTGCAGCGGCCGCGAATGGTGTTCCCGCGCCAGAGCCACCCGAACTCATCGCAGTAGGAACAGGCAGCAATCGCGCCCGGGTCGTGGTATGCGCCGTCGCCGCCCTCCGTGGCGGCGCGCGGCGGCGCGCTGGTTCTTTGTGGTTCTTTACGGTTCCCCCGCTCAGGATGAGCGCGGTCAACGTCCACAATGAGCGCGGTCATGTCCAGAATGAGCGCGGTTCCGGGTTTGTGGATAACCGTGAGATGGCCACTTTCGGTGAGTCGGTGAATGGCTCGACGTACCGCCGCCTGGCCATAGCCGGTATCCCGGCAGAGTGTCGCGACCGACGGCCAGGCGCGACCCTGGCGGTTGGCGTGATAGGCGATTGCGACCAGAACAGCCTTGGCGGCCCGGTCGAGATCGGCGCCCGTCCGGTAGGCGGCGTCGATGGCCTGCCAGCTCATCGCATCATTTGCCGGTGCAGGGTCTGGATCTGGTCGACCAGGCCGTTTAGCGAGATCACCTCGTAGGTGGTGAGCGCCCGGCCCACGGCCAGATCTTCGAGCGCCGCCACGATGGTCATGGCGTCGGCGTAGCTCAGCCGGATGGGCCGTCTCTGGTTGCGCTTCGTCGGCGCGATCTTGTCAGCGGATGGGTTCATTTAGCTCCAGGTGTCTGAGATCGAGCTGGGCCAGCTCCAGCCGGAAGCGCATCACGTCGCCCAGCGGGTGGCGCTCGGTCAGCATGGCCCGGTAGGCGGCCCGGCGAACCCGGCGCCGGCACGCGGCCAGCTCCAGCCGCCACAGAATCCAGGTCACCGCTTGAGCCTGCCCTTACGGCCGGTTTCGACGGTGCCCACCGGGGGCAGGCCCTCAGCCTCCCGCTCCTCGTTATACAGGTCCTCCATATCGTCGGGGTACATCTCGGCCAGGCGACGATGCGCTCGGCCCATCGCCCGCTGAGCGGCCAGGCCAGCCTGGTACCACTCTGAATCGGGATGGCGTTGACGAAGCGCCCGACGGTAAGCGGCAGTCGCGGTCCGGCAAACGTCACACCGGCACCCGGCCTGGTAACGGGCGTAGCCGTGCCGGGCTCTCGTCACCGGAACACGCAATCGAGCCGGCCGGCCACGCCATGGCGGTGGCGCTCGGCCTTCGCCCATTGCCTGAAGATCTCGCCGCAGTGGTGGCAGCGCCACCGGCAGATCTCACCTACCGGCGCCGCTGCCACGCTCCCGCCGGCCCGCGCCCGGGTCACGGCGAGATCTCGCGGGCCCCGGCCGCCAGCGTCAGCACGCTGAACCAGTAGGCCCACTGCTCCTCCTCGGGGCTCCAGGCGCCGGCCTTCTCCTCCCGCCGCTTCCCGTCCCGGCCGCGCTGGATCCAGCGCATCAGCTTCCGCCGGGCGTTGGTCAGCTTGGTCCGGCTCGGCCCCTTGAACGTCTCGGGGTTCAGGTCGGATTCGGGGATACGGGAGACGCACAGTCGGTCCCCGCCGGCCCGAGCGACATCGAGGCAGAGATAGGAGCGGGTCACCTCGCCTGTTTCCAGATCCCGGTGATCGGTCATTTCGAGGATCACGCCGCCGATGGCGTTGCCGTTGTAATCCTGGTTCCGCTCCAGGGCGGTGAACACCTCGCACCCGGGCGCCAGCAGGTCGATCGAGAGCGGCCGGCGGCTCATTCCCCGGCACTCCGGTGAAGGGGCCGTTTTGTCACTGTGACGAAACCCCGCCGTGTCGACCGCTCGGTCCCCACCGCGATGGCGGGGCGCCGCACGTCGGGCAGATATCGGTACCGCGAGGGCGAGCCCCGTCGGCCACCGGCGGGATCAGGCCCCGGTCCCGGCACACCCGAGCCCACCGGCTGGCGGTGGGGGCGCTAACTCCCCATTTTTCGCGGACGGCTCGCAGCGGCGCCGGAAGGCGGGGAACATCGAGGGCGGCGAGATAGACGGCGGCCACCTCAACGAACTTGTCATAAGGAGTGTTCTCGGCGGTGCCGGTCACTCGTCGGCCTCCACGATCTCGGCTTCAACTAGATGCCAGTCGTCGTGGGTCGGCTTCTCTGCAACGACGGCGCCGCACTCCAAACAGGAGTACATCTGGATCAGATGCAGCGGTGGCAACGGTCGATAACGTCCCCCCGTATCGGCGTTCTGGGCGGGGTTGGTCATGGTGCTGCCTTAGCCAGCAGGATCAGACCGGACTGCGAGACGCCTTGGCGATGCCAGCCAGCCTTCAGGAAGCAGTAGCCGGGGTTGGTCGAGCGAATCTTGGCGGGGTTGACATAGGTGTAAACCCGGTTCGGCCCCCACTTGTCGAACGCTGCCAGCTCGGCTTCGAGGATCAGGTCAGACGAACGCCGGTCCGATTCGTTACGGAAGATTGAGCAGTTGTAACCGTCCTGGCCGTCCATCCTCATCTCGGGATAGGGCCACATCCACACGAACAGGACCGTGCCGGCCGGGTTGCGAAGGACAAGCTTTCGCCCCGCGTAGGCGAACTGGCGAGCCCCCGGCGTGCGGCGGGAGTAGTGCCGGTCGGCGAGCTGGCGGCACTCGTCGTCGTAGTGCGTGGTCTTTTCCAGGTGGTCGCCGAAGAGGGCTAGGCGCATGACCGCCTCTTGACGTAATGGGGGTTCTCGGCCTCAGCCATCGGCGGTGAACGGCCGGGTGGCGTCGTCGGGGTCGTATTTCTCGCCGCTCGGATCGGTGTACGCCTCAGGCTGGTCGTGGTATGCGCCGGGCGGGGCGGCGTCGGCCAGGCGGATCTCGCGGCTCACGGCCGCCATGGCCTGCCATTCGTCCCTATCCGCTGTCTCGGCCGGGTCGAACAGGACCTGAGGGCAGTAGAGCCCTATCGATTTGGTACAGGCCCGGGCGAAGAGCATCCGATCCGGATAGCTCTTATAGGTCGGGTTGCGCTCGGGCAGGCCGGCGGCGATGGCGTCGGCCATGGTGAAAGTGACCAGCTTGCCGAGCCGCTGGTCGCGCCGCCGGCCGATCCGGACCCGGGAGCGGACGGCGTCGGGCTCCTCCTCCGGCACGATCTCCCACCCGGCCCGGTAGGCGATGGTCCGCTGGAGCATGGCCATGAGCCCGGGGCGGGGCAGTTTGTTCGGGTCCTTCGAGGTGACCACGTACGTCTCGGCCAGGTGCATGAACGTCACCGGCAGGTAGTAGACCTGCAGCGTCTCTTCCACGATCCGCAGGTTCAACGGCTGGCCGTAGAGGTGCGGGGGCAGCATCCGTGACCCGGCCAGCTCGTCGACGGGAATGAGTGACAGATCCCGGCCGGGATTCATCATGAATCACACCGTTGTAGCGCCGAGAATGTTCGGTGTGTCGACCCGCCCGTAAAGCGGGTTATGGCAAGCGGGGCGGGGTTCACAGACGCGCCCTCCTCGATTCGGGTTCCGCTGGCCGTCATGGTAGCAACCCGGTTTTAGCCCGCGTCGGCTCCACGGTGGCGGAACCCTGGAGCCGACGGCGGCGCCACCGATGCGAGGGCGCCGGGGGGCGGGCCGCCCGACAGGTCGACCCGGGGCGGAGATTACCCCGCCGGTGGCCGATCCTTCTCGGCCATCACCTCGCGGAGCCGCTCCACCGTCTCGTCGTCGGCCGCCGGCCGGCTCAGGGCGTCCACGATGGCGTCGACCGGGACCAGGCCGAGCATGATCAGCGCAATAACGAACTGGAGCACCGGGAACGGACTGGCGACGAAGGCGTCCATGAGGAGCACCAGGCCGAGAACGGCGATAATCCCCCGCCGTATCCACGCCACGCCATCACCAGCTCACCAGGGCCGCTTGGCCATGCGGTCCTTCACCTCGGTCTCGTTGAGGAAGCTGAGGAGCGCCGACGCGTAGCCGTTGTCTTTGATGGTGGTGGCCCAGCGGTTGAGGTTGGCGGCGTCGGGGGTGCGGGAGAGATAATCGGCCCACCAGGAGAGGGCCGCGGCCTGGCGGGCGTCGTCGTCACTCTGGAAAATCGCCATCGGATACCACCTTCCACTGATGAGCACTTCTTCACTGCCGCCGGGGGTGGCCGGCGGCCCGGTGCCGAGCGCGTAGGCCAGCACCACGTCGAAGGGGAACTGGCCGGGGTCCGTATGATTCCCGTACCCGGCGGCGGTGATGTCGGCGTGGCCGCAGACCCCCTTCCGGCCGGCGTTGATGTCGCCGCCGCTGATCTTTACGAGCGGAATGCCGAAGCGATCGGATTCCTCCTTCAGCCACGCCGCCGCCGCCGCCAGCATGTTGGGGTGCTGGTTCAGCCACACGTCTCGCGACCAGCCCGAGCTGGCGCCCGACGGGGTACAGCAGCAGGCGTGTTCGCCCCAGTCGTTCGCCTCCAGCGCCGCCCACGCTTTGCACTCCGGGCGGACGTACTCGCCTATCTCGGTCGAGCTGGTGTCGTCGAACCCGACCTGGTAGGAGACGCCGGCCGAAGGCTGGGCGAGAAAGCTGCCCAGATTGCGGAAGGTGGTCGCGCCCTCGCTCGTGTGAATGCACAGGATCTGGTTCCGGCTCCTCGAGCTGGAGTGGTTCGGGCTCCCGACCCACACGCGCGACAGCGCCACTAGTCGCTTTCCCCGTTTTCCGATTCGGCCTCGTCGGGCTCGTCGGGCTCGCCCTTCTCGTCGGCGTCGGCGTCGTCGTCGGGCTCGGGGTCGTCGGGCTCGGGCTCGCGCCGGGGCGGGGTGTCGGTCATGGTTCCTCCGTTCAGCCGGTTCCCAGATAATCGAACGTCGCCCACGATGCGAACGAGCCGGTGGTCCCGGTGAGCGTCGCCACGCTGGCGCCCTTGTAAACGTTCACGGTGTCGCCCACGGCGCAAAAGATCGAGATGCTGAGATGGGGATTCAGCCACGGCGCCAGGGTGCTGTTGGAGAACGCCTGGACCCCCTGGCCGTAGTTGGCGCCGTTCTTCTGGCCGATGATCTGGCACCACTGGTTGGCCGCGGTCGGCGCCACCTCGTAATGCGATTGCAAGAGCCACCAGCCACCCCCGCCGGCCGGGATGGTGAACTTGCCGGTTGAGGCGGAATAGAGCCCGAGCGGGTCGCGGTCGACGGTGTCGAAGAGGAAGGTTGCCCCGGCCGTGGCGGTGAAGGCGGCGTTGCGGTAGACCCGGGCGTGGCCGGTGTCGCGGAGACTGACGGCGGGCGGATAGAGGGCGATCCAGGCGCCCGAGCGGCGGAGCCACGCCGTCTGGGTGTCGAGCGTGTAGGCCAGGGCGCCGTCGTGCGGCGTGGCCCATTGCGAATCCCGGGCGGCGGCGGTGTCGAACACCTCCATGGTCTGGTCGAAGGTGGTGTTTCCCCACGTCGAGACGATGGTGTCGCCCGGGTTCACCGTCAGCCGGCCGGTGGCGGCCCGGGGTTCCACAGTGGTCATCGGTGATCTCCTAAGCCGGTAGGGCCATCGGGGCGGTGTATTTCTCCAGCGTATGGGTCGTCTGCCAGACCCGGGCGGTTAGCCGGTGATCGGATTTCTGGACCCGGTAGCTGACGGTCTGGCCGTTGTAATCCTTGATATCAGCGATGTCGTGGGGCCGGAAAACATGGGTATAGGGATCCCAGCCGTCAACCGCGGGGGTGCCGTCCGGTTGCCAGCGGTTGCCCGATTGCAGGTCCACCGACGACAGCACCGGGTTTCCGTGGTAGTCGGTGGTGATCTGGTTCCCGGTGGCGAGGGCCGAGCCGTATTCGGCGTTGCCGGCGCCGGTTCCGACGTTGCCCCACAGCCGGAACACCCCCGGCCCCTGTGTCCCCCATATGTTGATATTCGACGTGTCATGCACGGTGAGCGCCGTCTGGACCCCGGTGGCGCCGTTGGTGGCGCCCCATTGCACCGTGTTGATCGCCCACATCGCCGCCGCCGTGGTGGGCGGGCCGGCCACGATCTGGGAGTCGGGCAGCGCCCGGCGGATCCCGAGCGTTTCCCAGCGCTCGTATTCGAGCAGCAGCTGGCCGGGCCCGCCGGCCGGGGCCGACGCCGAGAGCCACGCCACTCCGTCGGCGGCGGCGTCCCGGATGGCCTGGAGGTAGTTCGGATAGTTCCCCGATTGATCGGCCACGGTCGCCGCCACCGCCTGAGATTGGCCGGCGATCGAGCCGACCATGGGCGGCAGGCCGGTGAGGATCGAGCGGATACTGGCCACGATGGCGTTCAGCCGGGCGGTGACACTCTGGCTCGGAAAGCTGGTCTGCGTCCGGGGGTTGGTCAGGTAGGTGGGCCAGGGCGAGCCGGTAAAGACACAGTCGGCGTCGGTGGGGTCGCCCGGCGCATACAGACCCCGAGCGAAGCTGTCATAGAAGTAGCACCAGCACGCGCCCGTCGGTTTGTAGAGCAACCAGAGTGAGCCCGAAGCGCCGCCGTTGTTGATATCGAGCTGGTGGCCGGGATCCCAGAGCCGGACGGTACAGCTCCCCGGCTGAATGTCGCCCCGGTAGGTTCCGTCGCCCAGCGAATGGCTGTCGGTCGCCCAGCGGGCCTCCACCAGCATGGCCGTCAGGTCATAGACGACCCCCGGCCCGAACTGGTACCAGGCCGACCAGTCGTCGCCCCAGCCCGCCCCCGGCGGTGGGCCGCCGGCCCAGACGCCCGAATCCCAGACGGCCGAACCCCAGGTGGACATGCCTAGCTGAACAGCGGCCGCAGCTCGGGCCGGACGTGGCGGCGCTGGTAGTCCCGCAGCGCCTGGTATACCGTCTCGGGCAGATCGGCCCCGGGGGTGGCGGTGATGTTGAACACCATCATGGTGGGCTGAGCCCCGGCCGGGGCGGCCAAGCTGAAGGGGTTCAGCTTGCCCAGCAGCGAGCCGGCCGAGCTGGGCAGCTTGCCCAGCCACCCGAGCGCGTCGCTGACAGCGTGGCCGACGCGCTCCAGCGCGTCGACGATGTCGTTTATCCCGTTTTTCATGCTGAGGAAATAGGCCACCGCGATGCCGATGGGGCCGAACAGCGCCCCCACGATCAGCGGCCAGTTCGACAGGATCCAGTCGCCCGCGCCCCGCAATGCGCCCCACACGTCGTTGATGATGTTCTGGAAGAACTGCCAGTTATGGACGACCACCACCACGATGGCGATCAGGGCCGCGATGGCCGCGATCACGATCCCTATCGGGTTGGCCTCCATGGCCAGGTTCACCGCCCACTGGACCGCCGTCCAGACCTTCATGGCGAGCGTCAGGGCCACCACCACACCGGCCACGGTGGCGATGATCGGGGCCAGGACCTGCAAGAGCGCGGTGTTGTTGGTCAACCAGGCGAACACCGGCTGGAGAATGTTGAGGACCGATTGCAGCGCCGGGAGCAGCGCCTCACCGATCTTCTCTTTCGTCTGGTCGAGCGATTCGTGGAACCGGGCCATCTGCCCCTGAGCGGTGTCACCGAAGGCGTCGGCCTGGCCGTGGACCGCCGCGGTCAGCTTTTCCATGATCGCCTGAGTGGAGAGCTGGTGGCCGGCGGTGTCCTTGGTGGCGATCCCCATTTCTTTCAGCGCCCGGGTGTTGCCCCCCGCCGCCCGGGTGATGTCCATCGCCGCCTCCGAGACGCTGATCCCCTTCAGGGCGGCGAGATCCTGAGCGGTGGCCAGCTCCTCATGTGCCTTGGTGGTCGAGCGGGTGGCCGTCACCAGCTGGGTATAGGCGGCAATGTTGTCCTCGGTCCCCTGGCCGGTGCGGCGGGACTGCTTCTCGATCTCCTCCAGCGAGCCCTTCATGTCGTCGGTGGAGATCCCGGCGTTTTTGTAGGCGGTGTCCAGCTTGGCGACGCCGGCCTCGTGTTCCGCGGCCGATTTGGTCGCCTCGGTCAGCCCGGCGATGATCGCCCCGCTGGCCACGGTGGCGCCGACCTTCATAGCCGAGAACGAGCCGGTGGATTTCTCCTTCACCTTGTCGAACTCGGACAGCGCCTTTTCCGCCGTGGCGACAATGTCGATATTGAGCGTCGCCGCTTTGCCGGCCATCGGCTCAGCTCGTCTCGGCCAGCACGTCGATCAGCGTGGCCAGGTCTTTGGGATCCTCCTCCCACAGCACCGACGGCGGGATCCCGAGCCGCACCGCGAGGGCGGCGATCATTCGGCCGTAGCCGTCCCGGTAGGGTCCGCCCCCGTCTGCTCCGGTAGCGGGACCACGAACGAGACGGTTTTGTCGAACTCGGCCCAGCCGGTGCCGTTCAGCACTCCGGTGCGGTTGAGGTAGGCCCAGGCGGTGGCCCGGTTGAACCCGATGGGGTCGGCCGTGGGGTCGGCCCCGGTCAGCTTCTGGCCGATCCGCATGTCCCGCTGATCGGCGTGGGATTCGAGCCGGCGGCCGTCATCGAAGGCAACCAGCATGTCCAGATAGGGAAGGGTGAAGCTGGCGAGATCCTCGGTCATGTCCGGGCCGCGGCGTTGTCGATGTTCTTCTGGATCCCGGCTCCGATCTTGTCGAGCGGGGCGGGGTTGCGCAGCCACGTCGCCACCAGCCACGGTCGGCGGCTGATGCCGTGGCCCGGCCAACCCCAGTGAATGACGGTGGCGTAGTCGGTATCGGCCATCACCCGGACGGTTTTGGGCCCGGCCGGTAGCGCCCGGTGCGAGCCGGCGAGGCGCCCGGTCGCCTTGGGGGCGGCGCCGGCCCCGGCCGCGACCAGCTCCCGGGCGGCGGATTCGAGCGGCCCCCTCAGGTCGGCCAGGCCGTCATGCATCTCACCGATGGCCGACGCGAAGGCGGCCCCGTTGAGCGCGTTCACGGTGATCTCGTCGGCCATTACGGCGGCGGCGTCCGGGTGATCTGTCCCTGGATCGGCCAGACGAACTTGGAGATCACGATGGCCCCGGCGTTCAGCTCCTCGGTCGTCCAGCCGTCCACGATGCAGGTTCCGGTAATGGTCGGCCCGGCCGCCCCGATGGGCAGGAACTCGAACGGCAGCTGGCTGCCCTGGTTGTCGTTCACGAAGTAATAGATTCCGGCCGCGTCGGACATATCCAGCACCGCCTCGCCCGTGAGCGACCAGGAATAGGTGGCCGACGCCTGGACGACGTCGCCCGTTAGCACGGTGACGGCGGCGTCCCGGGTCACGTTCTGAGGAACGCCGACCTTGGATACCTGTGCCTCCATGGCCATGCCGGTGGTGGTGTCGCCCAGCTTCAGGGTTCCGAGCAGCTTGTCAACGATGGTTGGCACGGTTCGTCCTTTCTACGGCGGCGGCGGTGACTGCCATGCAGCTCACGTCCAGGCGATAGCAGGGCCATGAGTCGTTCTTCACGCTGAGGCTGGTGGCGGTGGCGGCCACCTCGCTCCAGGCGATGGGCGTCACCGCCCGGTAGATCACGTCCAGGCTCTCGGCGTCGGCCGTCAGGTTGTCGACGCCTCTGATCGGTATGTAATACAGGTAGAACCCGGTCATGGTCCCGCCGGCCAGCACCGCCCCGGCGTCGGATACCGTCCCGATGCGGACATAGACCACCGGCGGGGTGATGTCGCCATCACGGACCGCGACCCGCAGCCCGGAGCCCTCCAGGGCGGCGAGCAGGTCGGAGAGGGCGGCCGCGACGCTCACGCGATGGCCAGCTTTCCCCTGACCAGGATCCCGAGCGCCACCCGGCGGTAGTAGGGCGAGGCAACCGGGTTCAGGCTGTCGAGCCCTTCGGGCCGGTTGCGGTTCTCGTACCACCACTGCCCGAGCAGTAGCACCGCCTCGTACTGGCCGTCGTCGGTCACCCCCGCCACCGGATCGAGCGCCGCCACCGCCACCGCGTCGGCCTGAGCGGCCAGGTTCGCCGCGCTCACCCGGGCGGGGTCGTCGGTCGACGCCAGGCCGAGCCGGTCGGCCAGGTCGCTGTCTGCCGGCCAGCCGGTGGCGGCCACCTACTTCTTCGCCGCCTTCGAGCCGCCGGCCGACGTCCCGCCGGCCTCGCCCTCGGTCGCGATGGGGGTGGTGTTGGTTATCAGCTGGATGGCTCCGGGGTACTGGGCCCAGAACCCGACGCCGGAATACTTGGTGAGCTGGAGAACCTTCACGTTCTCGGTCGTCGACGCCGCGGTGGTGGTCGACTCGAAACGAAAGTTCATCACGGGGGTGGCGAACACCGCGGCCGCGTTGACCGATTGATCAAGTACCAGGGTGTCGTTCGCCGCCATGTACGGCCCCGGCCAGAGCGGGACGCCCTGAACCTCCAGGGCGGCGTAAGCGACGTCAGAGGAGCCGGTGGCGTTCACGCGGTTGCCGTAGGGGAGCAGCGGCCGTTCGGTGGTGTCGTCGGCCGCGGCCGCGGCCTCGTACTCCTTCGATGCCGGGATGGCGTCGGTGGCGGTGTAGAGCGTCCCGGCCGCCATGGCGGCGAACAGGCCCCGGAGCGAAGCGATGTAGCCGATCCCGTCGGCGTAGGTCGAACTCCAGGCGGTGAAATGTCCCGCGGCGGTGAAGAACGCCACTGCCCTCGCCTCCACGTCGGCCAACCAGGCCCGGTCGAGGGCGTCGAGGGCGATGCGGTCGATCTGGGGGTTCGAGCCGAGCAGCAACTTACGGGAGAACTGGTACGAGCCCTCCACCTCTTCGATGGTCACCGTGTCGTTCCCGGTGGTGATGTCGCCCGGGGCGATGGGCGTCACCTCGTCGGTGGGCTTGCCCGAGAGCCCCGTTTCCGTCTGGGTCCGGGGAACCTCCAGGGTGGAAAAGTCGGGCGTGCCGTACTTGGTCAGCACCGTATAGAGCGGCGCCTTCGGGGCCCGGAGCGGGACGAAGCGCTCGGGCATCCACCGGGGCGGGACCAGGGCGGGGTCGGTGGTGGTACTCCCGGTGGCCGCTTCCACGTCGGGCCGGGCGCCGGCCATATGCAGCATTCCGGCCCGGACGATGGCGGGATCGCCCGCCATGAGCTGGGCCCGGCGCCACCGCTCGGCGTCGGGACTGCCGGGGTTCTCGGTCGCGGCCACGATGTCGCGGACGAAGGACGGCCCGCCGAGATGGTGGGGCTGGGCGTAGGGGTAGGGATCGCGAACCCGGGCCGGAGCGATGGGGGCGGCGGCCGCCACCGCCCCGGCCGGGGTGACCGTGGGCGCCACCGTCTGGAGTGCCACTGCGTCTGATGCGGGTTCGGTGGCGGGCTCGGTCACGGTCATGGGGTTCTCGCTTTCGGGTGCTTGGGCAGCTACGGCAGAGACGCGGGCGGCGTCGAAGGCGGGCTCACTCAACAGGGCGACGTGGCGGCCCCGGGCGGCGGTGATCCAGGTTCCCTGCTCGACGTCGTCGGAGGCGATCACGTCGGCCGCGACCGACAACCCGTCGCGGAGTCCTTCGGACGCTTCGGCCAGGATCTGGTCGCCCCGCTCGCCCGCGGGCACCCGGAAGGTCGCCTCCAGGCCGTCGGCGCCGTCGGTGGAGGAGGCGAACACCGCCACCGGCTGGGCCGGGTCGTGATCCAGTACCAGCTTGGCCCGGTCGCTGAGGGCGAGCGAGCCCCGGGCGAAGGCGACCCGCTGGCCGGTCGACACGGTCGCATAGGTCCCCCACGGAACGACCAGGCCGGTGATGGTGCGGCGGGCCTTGTCGGCCATTACAGAGGCTTTGGGGGCCATGGTGACGATCACGGGGAACCTCCGGGCGGGGTGGGCGGTACGAGAACCGGGCGGGGCGGTGGCGCCGGCTCCCGCGGCAAGGGGACCGCGGGGGTCGACGGCAGCGGCGGCGGCGCCTCCTCCGGTAGTTCCATGTCGAGATCAAGCACCGACGCCAGCTGATTGATGGCCTCGGGGGTGGAGCCGCCCTTCAGGGCCGCGACCATGATCTCCACCCGCTGGAGCAACGAGAGCCGGGTGAACTCGTCCCGGTCGAACTCCAGATACTGGCCCCGGGGCGTGACGTCGTTGGCCGACAGCCGGCCTTCGATGGCCTGGAGGTAGCTGTCCAGCACGTCGTCCAGGAAGGCGGAGCGGTAGTCGGCCTGGTTGGTGTAGACGTAGCTGGAGCTCGCTCCCATGGCGGCCGACACCAGAACGGGGTTCACTCCCGCCAGGCGGGCGAGCTGGGTCGCCATGTACTGCCGGGCCTCCACCATCTGTTGATCGGCGGCAGACCACCCGAGCGTTCTCGCCTCCAGGTTCTGCGGGGTGTAGGCGGTGGCGCCAAGCGCCCTGGCCGCCTTCCAGTCGGCCACCAGCGTTCCCGCGGCGTCGGAGGAGATCGGCTCGCCCCCCGTCTGGTGAAGGTCGATGTTGGGTAGCGGCTCGGCCGCGGCGTTGGCCGCGCTCACCTCGAGATCGAGCGCCGCGGTGATGATCTGGCCGCCGTATTTGCAGATCCCTTCGTGGGGGCCGTCGATGGCGACGACGTCGGAGGGCGGGATCTCTTCGCCCAGATAGAACACCGGCGGATCGAACTTGAACGTTCCCCACGCCAGCGCCTCGGGGTCGTACACGAGCTGGCCGGGCAACACCCGGCGAAACGCCATGGGGAACCCGGCCGAGTCCCGGGCCAGCACCACGAGACTGCTTTTCCCCATGAAGAACAGGTCATCGATGATCCAGCTCCAGAAGAGGGAGGGCGAGATGGTCGACGCCGGGTCCGGCCGCTCACACCAGCCCGGGTCGATCTTCTCGCCCTCGCCCTCGGCATTCTTCCGGAACCGCTCCAGCGGCATCGACGCGACCCCGCCGGCCAGCTGGGAGCGGATATAGGCCAGCGTCGGCACCGCCATGGCGTCGGAGCGCTGGACCCCCGACAACGTCAACCAGTACCAGGGATCGGCGCTCCCGTTGGCCCGGCCACCGCGGCCACCGCGGGCCGCCACCGCGGGCGAGCCCGGCCCCGCCGCCTCCAGGTCAGCGAGCCGCCGCTCCAGGGCGCGGGCTCGCGATCCGAACATCGGCCGCCACGATGGTGTAACTGCCGGTGTAACTCAACTACCGGGGGCGGTGGTGGCGGGTTGCGATCTGCGGGTGAACCCGGTTCACGGCACGCTCGACGGTCCGGTAGCTGCCGGCGGTGTTGCGGCGGGCGGCGAAGGCGAGGGCGGCGCGGGCCCGTTTGGGGGTGTCGATGGGGTAGGCGTTGCGCCCCTTGCCACCGACCCGGGATGATTTCGGATAGACAACCTTCGAGGGGTGGAGGTTGCCGCGGCGTGATTCGGAGATGGCCATGGTCCCCATTCTGATCGCGGCCGTGGTGACCATCGCCCTCGCCTCGGGGGCGCTGGCGGCCTTCGTGTGGTCCGAGCATCGCCGGCCGTGAATCACCGGGCCACGGCCACGAAGGGGGCGGGCGGGATCGGCCGGGTCCGGGCCGCCCACGCCGCCAGCGTCACCGCCACGAGCGGGCTGATGTCGATGTCACTGCGACGCCGGCTCCAGGCCCAGCCGTCGCCCAGCACCCGGCGCCCGGCCCCGGCCAGGGTGTCGTCCACGATGGCCTGAGAGCGGTGGGCGATGCTCCGGGCGCTGACCTGGTCGACCAGATCGGCACAGGCGCGGGCCATCTGCGCCGCCCCCGTTCTGACGACATCGATGCCGGCCAGCTCCAGCCGGTCGGCCACCGTCCCCGCGGCGAGGGAGTCGGCCAGGATGGTGGCGAAGGGGTGGGCCCGCCGCCAGGCCCGTATCTCGCCCTCCAGCCACGCCGTACCCCGGCGGTAGGCGATCACCTCCACCACCGCCCGGCCGTCGGGCGCGATCGACGCCGTGGCGAGCGTGGCGTTGGCCCGGTCGGCCGACACGTCGAAGGCGAGGGCGGCCGGCTGAGCGGTGGCGTCGAGATCGGCCAGCGCGGCCCAAGCGTCGAGATCGAGGGCGTGGCCGAGCTGGCGGGGCCGGGGCCAGACGTTCAACACGGAGCGCTCGAAGGCGGCGATGTCGCTGGAGCGCTCCAGGTCGGCGGCGAGGGCGTGGGGCGAGATGGTGTCACCTAAGGCGGGGTGCGCCGTCCACCAGGTGGCCGGGTCGCGGGGGTCGTATCCCGGTGCCGCGGGGTCGGCGCCCCACTCGAACAGGGCGATGCCGGGGCGGCCGGCGGCGAGCGACTCTTCCGCCCTCGCCAGCCACCCGTCGAACCAGGTGGACGCCAGCGTCCCGCCGGCCGAGACGATCCAGGTCTGGGCGCCCGGCCGGGTGAGCTGGGCCGGGAACACCGCCAGCTCGATCCCCCGGCCGGCGTCGTCGTCATGGGCCCACGCCTCGTCGACGATGGCCAGGTCGACGTTGGTTCCGTGGAGGGCGGTTTCCAGCGGGGCGAAGCACGTTGCCGACGCGCCCCGGGATTCCAGCTCGAAGGATTCATTCCCGGCCCGGAGGCTGATCTTCAGGCGCCGGGCAAGTCCCGAGCTGCGAAGGATCGGCAACCATTCCCGGCGGAAGGTGCGGCCGGCGTCGCCCCCCGTCTGGGCGGTGTACCAGCTCTGTGAGCGCTCGGCCCCGAGCACCCGGCGGGCGAGCTGGGCCAGGGTGATGGCCGTTTTCCCGGCTCGCCGCGGGACGTGAAGCACGATCACGCCGTGAACCATCTCGCCGCTCTGCGCGTCGTACTCGCCCGCGACGTGGTTCACCGCCGATTGCCACGCCTGCATCGGACGACCGAACAGGGCGGCGCCCACGGCATCGACGGCCGCTCCGAGCGAGGGCGAGCCGCTCGGCTCAGTCGCCAGCCGGGGCGGAACCCGAAGCCGCTGCCAGTAGCTGGTCGAAAGCATCGCTCACGGGGCCGCCGACGTTGCGCAGCTTGGCGTCCAGCTCGGCCTGGAGCCGGAGCGCCTGAGCCTCGTGGAACTCGGCGCCCTCCACCGCCCGCAGTTCGTCGCAGCGGTCGGCGTTGGTGCGGGCGAGGGCGACCAGGCCGGCGTCGACGCTCTCCAGCCGGCCCGATTCCCGCATCGCGGTGAGGGTCCGCTCCAGCTGGCGGCGGATCCGCCGCACCGGGCGCCTATCGGCCGTCATCGGGCGGCATTCTGGCAGGTCAGGCCGGTTCCGGGGAAAGAAGGCGATTGCGAAACAGTCACCACAGACCATGAAGCAA